GGACTCTGATGAAGACTAAGGCCATTCAAGAACTGATTGAGATCATAAACACCAAAGTCTTTTGCAAACTCTTCAGAGACTGTTGCCTCTGCGAGAATGTTTTTCATCACACTAATGGTGCGAAGTTTATTCCCTTCCTTGAATAGAATAGACTGATTGATGGAAGAGAAATTTTTGAGAAGAGAAATAGTTTTATCAGAAAGTTTCATAGGGTTGCGAATTTTCATTACAAAGGCCAGCGAAGTGATAAAGAAGAATACAGTAGTGGATTGCTTTCAGAATATCTTGCTTTGATTTACCATTCTTCTTACCGAAGCGAGAAAGATACTTAATAGCATTAGATCTACAGAAAGGTTCTGCATCACCAATACCTTCAATCAAATCTAAAGTCTGAGTTTTAGATTCTAATGAAGCATAATGAGAACGATATGTTCCACCAAGATAATCACGAATTTCCTTAAGGATTATATCTTCATGGTACTTCCAGAAACCATTATCATTTTCTGGTGTTTCAGGTAATTCAGGTACACTCACATCTAAAGTATTAAAGGTAATAATATCATCTCCACTAGATCCAACAGGGCCATCATTTCTCCCAATTAGACTTTCAGTCATTTTAGATTCTCCATAAAGTTCATCATGTAAAAAGCTCCAAGCGTTTGTCATAATTTTATCATCAGAAATTGTGTTCGTCAAGGCATTGCTTCTGCTGATCTTCGCTAGGCAGCTCAAAGTCAGCATCAACTTTATCATACAGTTCCAGGAATGCCTGCTTAGTTTCATCATCGAAACGATTCACACAAACCTGAATGGCCTTTGCCTTGTCACCAAAGATGTTATATGCCTGGACAATGTGAACTAGGCGGCGGGTACTGATGATCTCTTCAATACCACCATCATAGAAGGTCTTGCGGATAATGTCTGCCCAGTCAGCAAGACGCTTGCAGAAGTTCGAATCATCACACAGTTTGTTGAGAATCTTAATTTCAATAGACGTGGTGGGGTACTCTTGCTCAAAGGTCACAGGAAAACGCTCAAGGAACGCTTCATTGAGAACATTGGTGCCAATGAATCGGCCGTCATCAGAACCCTTACCCTTGGTGTTGGCAGTGGCAAAGATCTGGAATCCTTTAGCAGGAACCACGAACTTACCAATCTTCTTCAGAAAGACTCCCTTACCCTCCAGGATGGACTGCAGACACAGGATCTTATTAGATGCTAGGTCAATCTCATCCAGCAGCAGTACAGCGCCACGCTGGAGTGCCTCAACGACAGGGCCATTGTGCCATACGGTCTCACCATTGACAAGACGGAAACCTCCGATAAGGTCATCCTCATCAGTTTCGATCGTAATATTGACTCGGATCAGTTCTCGTCCGAGTTGGGCACACGCTTGTTCAATCGAGAACGTTTTGCCGTTACCAGAAAGACCCGTAATGAACGTTGGATAGAATAAACGGGACTTAATAATTTTTTTAATATCAGCGAAATTACCAAACTGGACGAAGGTATCATCTTTTTCAGGAATGAGATTTTGTTCCACAGCAGGGAGAGCTGCAGGTGAATTATAAGTTACTTCAAGATCTTTAACAGTCTCTTTTGTTACTTCCAGATTCCACTTACCACGACCGACCTTATACTCTTCAAGTTTCTTGGTCACAGTAGCATAAGTGGTTCCGTTCATGGCACACCATGCGCGGAGGTCTCCAGTAGTCACAGACTCACCATAAAGACTTTGAAGTGAAGTGCGGATGTAATCAGCAGAAATTGCCATTTCCTTTGTTTGAACTATGGCTAGTATAAAGCAAGAAGGGGACCATTTGGTCCCCAGTAGACGGTTATTCGATTGTCTGCTTCTGGTAGTATCGCTCAGAAATAATTTTGGCCGTGTAACCAGGATAGTACCTCTTCACCATGGCACTGACACCCATAGCAGTGATAGCACTATTGACAACCACCAGAACCTCTTTGGTGTCTTCAAGGACAATGTGCTTGAGTCTCAATTTAGATTTTTTCATAATGAAGATTTTCAACCATAAGTGAATGTTTTACCTTTGATTTTGGTATCTGCCTCACCAGTTTTACCTGGTTGCATCTTGCCAACATTTATGCTCTTTGCACCACCCAGTCCACCTTTTCTTGTAGCCTTTAGTGATGCACTGCCACCTGGTTTCTTTTGAATCAGAACAGAGTCCTGTCCATACTTTTTACCAAGTGACTTGACAGCCTTACTAAACTTTCTCTTACCCATCTTACCAGAACTGACAACATGACTACGCTCTTTTACTTTTGTAGTCTTGCCATCATCACCTCTCTCATCATATCTACCCGATACTTTGGTGGCACCAGGAAGACCCTTTCCCCGAATGTCACGATCCATTTGTTGTGATCTTGCTCTATTCTCTGCTGAAGATTTGTTACCTCTCTCAGCAGAGACAATAGCAGTTCCACCTTTCTGTGACTTTGCTCTAATTCTGTTCAGAGATGACTCCTGAACAGAATTACATTCTAACATAAATTCCTGGAATGTTTTCATACCACCAAAGAAATAAATTCTCCTAATACTTTTTTATTTAGTTTTTTAGTTTTCAAACTCTTGACAAAAGCCTTCTTGATTTGAGATTTAGTGGCATCTTCACTCACTTCAAAGTCAGTATCCTGAGAAAGAGCTGAGGAAGAAAGACCAAAGTATGCATCATATCCAGAGTTTTTAATGCAGAAACTCTTAGTCTTCTTCCACTCTGCATGTATTTTATCATACTCATTAGCGTTACTATACTTCCTAATGAAAGAACTAGCATCACGGGGAATAAGAACTCGAATACCAATAAAGTTAACCTCAGGAAACTTATCTTTTAAGTTCTGAAGAAGACTATCAGTAAACTTATGCCACTCATACTTGACTTGATAAGTTCGACCAAGTTTACGATCACGAATAAAATATGTATCAGGATGGAGACGGCGTGTACCTATGTAAGGACTAGTCTCCCAGTTACGATCAACTACAACATGATGAGTGAGATGATTTGCTTCACCGTCAGTCAGGATAATGCATTGAACTTTCTGAAGTTTATTCTCTCTCTGGAACTTAGGCAAAATCTGGTGAAGAGCTACCAGAGATTCATTCAGAGGAGTTCCGGACAATCCCAATTGTTCTGGAATAGTATACTGAGCAGATCGTGAGTAGTAACCAACAACTCGCCAGATATTAGTCATTTGTCTCTCAAGTTCTTTTCCAGATACTTTGCTAGTAAGAACATTCATTAGAGAAAAATCATCATCGACGGCAAGAAGACCTTCTTTCTTTTCATAGTGGGGTCGGAGGTCTGCGGGAATATATCGACCTGTATCATAGTCATACACAGGACGCTTCCACTCATTAGTGAAGCAATATACATCAAAAGGAATGGAAACTTTCTTACAAAACCAAATCAAACTGTAGAGTTGCTTGATAGTATCTTCCAGAACATGACTCATAGAACCAGACCAATCAAGAATGAAGACTAGGCCATGATTCTTTCCGTCAGCAAGAGTCGTTACCTTGCGGAAAAGATCTTCATTATGCTTATAAGTATGAAGTTTGGAACAATCAAGAACACCAGTGCGAGATGTAGTAGCACGGGCATAAGAGTCTGCTGCTTTCTTGCACTCAAACTCTTTTACCAAGTAGTTAACTTCTTTGTTTGCAGATTTTTTGAACTTTGCGTAATTAGAATCTACATTTTCAAACGCACTTCTAAGAGGATATCCACTTTCTCTAGCCCAATCATCAGTTTTTTGCTGACTTCGAGCAAAACTATTATCAAGCAACTCATGAATATCCTCATTCTTGGCGATTACAGTATCAAGATTCAACTGAGGAAGTTCGACATAAGTATTGTTAACTGCACTACTATTAATAAGATCCTTCAGATTACTCTCTAGACTATCTGCCGTCTTGACTTCTGGTTCTTCATCAAATCTTTCAGTGGGCCCATTCCCGGGAGACTGTCCTTTTTGAGTAGATTCTTGCTGACCAGAAGAAGCTCCTTCAGTAGCATCACCTCCAGATTCCGACTCTTCAGAACTATCAGAATTACCAGTAGAACCACCACCTTGAGATTGTTGAGGTATATCAGCAAGTTTCTCTTTCTCTTTTTCTTGCTGATCCTTGCAGTATTGATATAGTTCATTGGCAGCATCACCAACTTCTTCGAAGGTCTCGCAATCAATTATCATCTTGATGATTGCGTTCTCTTGATCATTATAGAAAGGAATATCAACATAATTGCCAATCTTGAAAAATAGATTGGCACGATCAGCCAAATTCATTCCAGAAATATCCTCACCCTCCAGTTCAAAGAAATCCTGATCGGAAAGTTCTGAGTATCCCTTATAGAAGGTCTTGGCAAGACCAAGATACTTACGCTTCATCAACTTCTCAATACGAGCATCTTCCACGATGTTGATGAACTGGTGCGGAATGCCCTCTGGAGGATCTTCGTCTGGGGTAAACAGTGCGTGACCTACCTCATGACCTACAAGCATGTCGTAGACGGTGCTAGAAGCACGATCCCATAAAGGAAGAGTCAGAACACGGTTGTGTACATCAAACTGAGCCGTCTCGACATGGCGGTGCTCCACCACCAGATCTTCAGTTGCCAGCAGTTTGGCGAGTTGTGACTTGATTTCGTGAGAGACTGCCATGGACCTCGTTTCTTATGTGGCCATAATACTAAACCCCCACCTTTCGGTGGGGGCCCTCAGTGACGCTTTCTCTACTGTCTACTACATTTACGATCAACACTCATCTAACAAATGCTTACATATTCTTTTACATACATGTTGGGTTTCATCACATTCAATCAAGCAGTTATAGTAATCATTTAGTGTATCAGATTCTTCCATAGTTTGATCCAGAGTTTTTGTCAATCGATGTACACTTTGTTTCCAACCGGCTAGTTGATTGTATGAAATTAAATTGTGCATAATATGCCTCCATTATACATTCCAAACATAACGATGTTCTCAAATCATGTTTGTATCTCCAATTCTACCACTATCTAGTCAGCGTTTGCTAACTTAATGAAGTTTACTTAATACTTTACACATTTTTAAAGAAACTAAAACTTACTTCACTTTACGAAGGTTTCTTCGTATCAATTTGTTTTGTAACTCTTGAAGAATGAATACGGGATCTTCTAATGCATCTTTGAAGGTTTCATGAACATGCTTTCTCTCTAACTTGTTGATGGCTGATCCAAGTTCCCTAAAAACATCTCTATAAAAAGGATCATCAAATATAGATTTTGTCCAAAATACTGCCACTGTTCTTTCGCCACTAGTGACTTCATTGACGCGATGAAGGATTCCAGTATTATATGTTATTGCTGTTCCTGCGGGTGGTTTAAACATTCTTTCTCTACCATCAATATAAAGGCAGAGTTCTCCTCCTTGATATTCTTGAGGATCGGTTAAAAATACTGTAGTACTATAGTGGCCATTCACACCATTATCATGATGTGGTTTATAAAATCCACCTTCCCCAGTCTTTGAAAAAATACAAGCATTACTGACATCAGGAACACAGAATTCAAAAAAACTCACGTCCTTATCCAAAGCAGCCATGATGATCTTATTTGCTTCAGAATATTGCTCACATACAACTGCCTCTAAATTATTCTTCCTATCATATGTAAATCCAGGTGCTGTTTGCAACCCATCAATCCACTCACATTCTCTCAAAAACTTATTGACTGCCTTGACTTCATTTTCAGTCAGAATATTTCTCTTGATAAAGTTCATTTCTTCACACTAAATCCTTTTTCCTTTTCAAATTTTATCACATCCTGGAATCTATCGTGGAGAGATTCTTTATGTGAGATAACAAATATATTAGCATCTTTGACAACATAACTAATAATCTTCAAGAACTCCTCAGTTCCAAATCCATCAAGTGAGCTATCAAATACTTCATCCATGATCAGGAGATTAGTATTGACAGAGTTTTTCATTCTTGCCACTTCTCTCCAAGTGAATAGAAGTGCTAGGTCAATACGCATCTTCTCTCCCTCGCTGAAAGAAGCATATGAAAAATTATCATGAATTGGGGACTGAACGGTTTCGTTAAACTCTTCATCAAGAGAGAAGTTGATGTAGAAGTCCATCATCTGGAGATAACGGTTAACTTGCTGATTTATCAGCGGTAGGTACTTCTTGATGATTTTGGCTTTGACTCCACCGTCCTTAAGTAGACTATACGAAAAATCGTAGTAGTTGATTGTGTCCTTAAGTTGAGTTAGTTCTTCGTATGTAGTTTTTAGAGTATCCTTAAAGGATGTTAACTTTTCATGCTCAGTATTTCTATTTGCAAGTTGTTCGGTAATTCTTTGAATTTCCGATTCCAGATCTCTGATTTGTCGTTGACAACTAGAGATGAGAGTATTGTTTTTAGAAATGCCATGCGTTAATGCAGTAATCTCCTTACTTAAGAGTAAAAATTGACGCTCTCGCTCTTCTTCCTCTTTAATTGCCCCTTCCAGTTCTTTATAACCAGATTGCAACTCCTTTGCTTTAGATTGAGCGTCTGTAATTCTATTTATTCTGAAGCTCTCCTCAATATCCTGATTACAAGTAGGGCAGACCGTATTTTCTGTGAAAAATTTATGTTCCTTAGTAATAGTTGATACTTTGTTAGAAATCTTACCCCTAAGATCTCCAAGTTTACGAAGTTTCTTTGATGCTCCAGAAAAATTTTCTACCTTCTTTTGAAGATCATCCAGTTCTCTATTCTTTTCTTCATTAGATCCCATCCAACTATTCTCTTCTACAAGAAGTTGGCCAATCTTTCCTTCTTTATCTGAGATATTTTTCTTGGCACGATTCTCTAATTCATCAATAAAGTTCTCCTGCATCTTGACTTTTTCTTGAAGAGATTCTTTCTTCAGATTATACATTTTAATACTATCTTTAAGATCTCGAATCTTATCCTTTAGTACAGTATTCATAGAAGAGAAGATACGGATATCAAGAAGATCTTCAATCACTTCTCTACGATCCTTTGCAGTCAATTGCATGAATGGAACAAAAGTGCTGCTGCCCAGAATAACGATCTGAGTAAAGGCTTTATAGTTCATCTTAATTACATTCTGCTCCAACCATTTCTGTTGGTCAGCCATTGCTGCAGACTGATCTAACTTATTACCATCTCTCCAGATCTCGAAGATATTTGGTTTCATCCCACGAATAATCTTCCAATTCGTCGGACCAATAGAGAACTCAACCTCTACAACACAGTCTTTTTCATTGACTGAATTAAGAAGTTGCGGTTTATTAATCTTGCGGAATGGTTTACCAAACAAAGAAAATGTAAGAGCATCAAGAATCGTTGACTTTCCGGCTCCGTTCTGTCCGATGATTAAATTTGTTTGATATTCTGTGAATTTTATTTCAGTAAAATGATTGCCGGTAGATAGAAAGTTCTTCCAACGAATCGTCTCAAAGGTCAACATGATTAAAAATAATTTGGAGGTGTTACTATGTCGTTTTTTGTGATTATAGAGTAATTTGTTTCATTGAACTCACAAACTTTGATTATCATTTCATCGTCAACTTCTACAACATCAACAGAAACATCGTTTTCCTCCGTGGCTTCTAATTGTATCGCAAATCTAGTAGCATCATCCTTTTCTTCAAAAAGATATAACATTTCTTCACCATCGTCATCCACCACTGTAAATGCACCCTCTTCCCCATCAGGACTTAAAGTTAGTATATACATCTTAAATCATCTCACATGCTTCTTGGTAGGTCTCTCTCATGATATTTTTTACGATAGATTTATCCAGAGCAAATTCAGACTCCTCAATAAATCTATTAAGGATAGAAAGAGTATCCTCCGATTCAGATACTTCAAATTCTTCTGGAGCCTCTATAGCAAAGTTCTCTACAACCTTTAGATCAGCAACTCCAGAAGAACGAAGTTTGTCGATAAACTTCTCAAACTTTTTATTATTTGTGTTCTTGCGAACAATAACCTTTACAAGTTTATTTTCATATTCTCTAGAATCAAAAGTCTGATAATCAGTATCTTCGTAATAGATATTATAGAATAGCCTATATGGATTATCTATTGAAGTATGTTCAAGAGTCGTTGTATCAAAGATGGTGAATCCTCTCCGATCACCAACATCTGACCAGAACATTTCGTATGGGTTTCCCAAGTAGTAGACCCGTCCATTATCCGATCTAGTGTGATAGTGACCGCTGAAGACCTTGGCGAACTTTGAATATAACTCGCAATCATGACCATGTTCCATGATGATTTGCTTATTAACTCTAAATCCTTGGAGCTCAAGGTGCCCCATCGCGCAGTGGCAATCTGAATTTTGAATAAATCTGAAAGTGCTTTCCTCATTTTCATTATTGATCCAGGGTATGAATAGTATATCTAGTCCACCAATTGTAACTTCTGATGCAGAATCATAGACATATACATTGTCATACTCACGAAGAAGAAGGTCTACTGCATTTACTTTATTAGTATTCTTGTAATATGCAGTATGGTTTCCAACAATAGTATGGACTGTGACGCCCATGTCTTTTAACTTATCGTAGTAATTATCCTTTGCCCATGCTAGTGCAGAAAAGTCAATACCCTTACGACTATCAAAGGTATCTCCCATATCCACAATGGTAGTAATACCTTCTTTTTCTAGATAGGGAAAGAAAATATCATTATAAAATTTTAGAAAGTAATCATGAAACAACTTAGAGTTTTTTCTTGCTCCGAAGTGT